TTGTTGCTTGCGCTTTATTTGCTTTTGACGAATTGTGGCACCACAAGACGGATTGCCATTGGCGAGTGGTCACAGTATAAAGAGAGCGCGGTTGTGTTTGTCCTTCACAATCGTTCCTCCCTAGACTTGGCCTCCGCCTGCGCTTGAGCGCGGCGGGGGTCTTTTTGTTTTTAACCCGAGGAGACTAAAACAATGAAAATATTAAAGACACGCGCCAAGACGCACGGCGATTTTACAGAGGTAGCACGCATTGCGCAGCAAATAAAAACCGTCATGCGTGAGAGCCCAAACTGGCACGAGTTGCCCAACCACATGAGAGAAAGCTTAGAGATGGACGCGACCAAGACCGCGCGCATCTTGTGCGGCAACGCATATGAGCCCGACCATTGGCACGACAAGGCTGGCTATGCAACACTTGTGGAGGGGCTGTTATGAGCATTTCAATGGACAAACGATACCGCACCAGAGACGGGCGGGAAGTGCGGATTTATGCGATAGACGCCGGAAAAATACGTCCTATTCACGGAGCTATTTTTAAAGATGGTGAATGGCGTATGTGCACCTGGAATAAAGATGGTGTTAATTTTTATGGTGATAATCTTGACCTTATAGAAGTCAAACCCCGCATCCAGCGTGAGTATTGGATCAATGTGTATCCTAAAGATGTCGGAAAAATATGGACGAGAAAAGAAGACGCATTGGCATGTCCTTTTGACCGCATCGCTTGCGTCAAGATCACCATAGACTGTGAAGAAGGGGAGGGCTTGTAATGGCGGCACCAAAAAGTGACGAAACCAACCGCCTGCAACGCAGGCTGGCTATGATTGGATTTAGACGTAAAGGTAAATCATATAGATGGATCGCCAATAAGTTTGAAGTAAAGCCGCCCACAGTGAGAGAGATAATATTGAGGGCTTGCAGTAACATAGACCCGAAAGGATTGAGTGATGGACGTTATTGAACAGCTTAAAAGTTTAGTTATGCACCCGAGCGAAAAAGCAACTATTGCTGCTGCCATAAACGAGATTGAACGGCTGCGTGAGGCACTGGGACGCATTGCAAAACATGATTTGCAGGCAATAGCGATAAACGCGCTTTCACCAGACGCCTGTAAACCAGTAGGGGAAAAAGAGTGATGGACATTGTTGAACGGTTGCGGAAATTTAGTGCGCCTGTAGGTGGTGGAGCATTTTACCCACGGGAAATGGCAAAAGAAGCTGCAGACGAGATTGAACAGCTGCGGGAAGCGTTGCGTTTCATGTTGAACAATGACAGGAATTTACAAAAACCATTGGAAGAATTGGTTGCGGAATTTTGTATTGAAGCCCGTAAAGCACTAGGGGAGAAAGAGTAATGGGCATTAAAATTGATTTTGTCATGGACTACATTCGGCAAAGGATCAGCCAATCTGTTCCTGATTTTATATATGAAAATGAAGCATTAGGGCTGATTGCTGAGATTGAACGGCTGCGGGCAGAAAATGCCAAATTAAAGGAAGAAATAGAAGATCTTGAAAACAGCTTAATTGAAGCGGCAGAAATGGCGGATTATTATGACTGACATTGTTGAACGGTGGCGCGATGTATCAAGCTATTGTGATTACGATAGGATTGACCCATTTATTGAATATATAGATGCGTGCGTTGACGAAATTGAACGGCTGCGGGAAGCTTTAACCCATATTTATAGGTGGTATCCTGTATATGTGACGCACCCAGAAACGACGATTGATGAAATTAAAGCTTTTGCCAAACAAGCACTAGGGGAGAAAGAGTGATGACAAAAATGATTAGGCACAGGATCAACGCGCTTGAAGTTGAAAATGCCGAATTGCGCCGCACGGCGATGCTATCTATGCGCGACCAGTTTGCAATGGCAGCACTGACCGGGCTTGCAAGCGCGGTCGGCACACCGCCCAGCATTGCGGCAATCGAGGCATACGCGTTCGCGGACGCCATGCTGATAGAACGCGAACGCAAAGAGAAAGAGGGGGCGCTTGCAACAGAGTATTACGAAAACATGCTGCAAACGATAGAGGAAACACTGCAAGAGGAAATCAATGCGAACAGATCGGGTTGAATATTGTTTGCAATGGTGCGCCGTCATGGGCGGCGTTGCCTTCGTGTGGCCCTTGATCGGGGTCTGTATCGACATCATCACATTGGAGCGAAGCTAATGCCAGAATACAAAGCAATGTATTTGGAAGCGTGTAATTCAGGTGCTCAACTGAGCAACGAAATTCTTTATTTAAAAAAGGACAAAGATATACTTTATCAAAAAATAGATGATCTCCACGCAGCTATGCGGGAGATCATCCGACTTTCAAACAACGCCGAAGTTATCAACACAGCCAGCAAAGCAATGAAGGACACACAATGCTACACTTTATCGCAACAGTATTCTTTGCCGCTCTAATCGCGCATTGGCTTGATTGCCATCACTGATATTGATTATTCCATTCGTCTTCGTCTTCGTCTTCGTCTTCGTCTTCGTCGTCAATAGTGTCGAGCAACAAAGCGTATACAGCGCCTTCTAAAAACTCAACACGGTCTTCGACGTCATAAGACAAAAACGTGGCGCCATAATCAACGGAGACGGACGCAGTGCCGTCTTCGTCAACATGCAAAAGCAACGTAGCAATAACAGTTGTTTCCATTGTGGGAGCCTCCAATCGACGTATGGGATTGAATAGTCAGTCGAACGTTGGGGTCGACTAGGGAGAAGCGCTCAAAAATATGCGACTTGTCTAAAGGCTCTGCAACCGACGATTTGAAGTACTTTTCGTAATTAACAACCATCTCTTCAGAAGAAATGGTGGTTTTTTGCTCTAGAGCACGAAACGCTGCAAACAATATGTTTTCGCCAGACGGTGGCGTTAGGATACTCATTGGCTCCTCGCAAAACTCTTAAACAGCGGCAGTTTCGTACTGCATAACACAGAAAAAAGTAGCTATCTATATGCTTTAGGTAGAATTTTCACACACCCAGCCCAGCATGAAACACCTCATAGGAGTTGATCAGCACAGCCTGATTAGGAATGAGTTCCCCTGGCTATTTTAAGTTCTGATAAAGCAACACGGGCCTTAATACAGGCCTTGAGTATGGCACGAGTTTCCAAATCTGCCTTGGGAGGCAGAAGCGGGAGTTCGTTGTAGGCTTGAGCCGGGTTAAAAACCATATGTCGAAAATCTCCTAAAAAATCAACGCATTTTTTTGATATGTCGATGCTATCCATGCGTTCTATAATTAAGAACGCATGTATGTGTAACTAAAATGACGGAAAAGTAAACTATTTGACCACAACCAACCCGCTCTGCGGCGTCACCTCGACCAAACGCCGTAGTTCGGACTTGGGCAAGTCGATCATATCAGGCTCGCAGAACACATGCTTGCGGGTCGGGTAGTCACGCGAAGCCAACCGCCCAGCGTCTTTCCAGCCAGCTTCTTTAAGCGCGTGCAAAAGCGCCGCCTGCGGGATTTTAACGCCTGTCGGCGCTGCGCCTGCCAATCGGTCACAGAGCGCGTGGAACGGCGAGCCGATCACGCCTTTGTTAAATTCGCCGATTCGGTTGCGCATTAGATCAACCAAATAACTTTCGCCAATGCTCATACCGTGCTCAACCAGATTGTATTTAAACTCAGTCATCATGGGCGCTGCGGCTGGGTTGAACTTAGACACATCACGGGCGTGCAGCCACGCGGCAATCATCTCGAACCCGCCTGACCGATACCAGCGCCACATATCGGCGGCTTCTTCAGCCTCCATGCGCGGCGCGTGCGACCAGATGCAAAACCAGCGGCGATCCTGCGACGGCAGCGAGATCGGAACGGGGTCGTTCGAGAACGCCAGCACGAACATGCGGTTCACCATATCATAAGGGTGCAACCCTTTGCGATTGACCGGTAGCATCTCCGGCGGTGCAGCAATGATAGGCTTCAACTTGTTAGCCAGCGCGCGGCGCTCTTTGGCGTCAGGTTCTTTCAATTCATTGATAATAAGGATTTCGCTTTCAAGATGATAGCCAAATGATGATGCAATCGAATCATTATCGACCAGCCCACGATTTTTCAGGTTAGGCCCGCAAACTGCCCAGATAAACGGTGCCCAGAACGTGTCCTTGCCGCATCCTTCGTCGCCACCATGCAGCACGGCATGATTAATTTTTATTTCCGGATGTTGTATCTTGAACGCCATAATATTGAAAAGATGTTCCCGCTCTGCTCTTTCGGGGACAAGTATAGCGCAATGATCGAGCCAGCGTTGGATGTCAGTATCGGTCGCCGTGGTATTGATTTTGGGTCGGGCGTCGCGCCACCGGTTGCCGTAAACATCACCATCACGCGATACGAGGACACTTTCCCCGGCAGCGTATGTGATCCCAACAAGTGCGCGAGCCCCTTTGGCTTGGCGGTTTTCATCATAGCATACGCTTGCTTCGATGCGGCGAGCAGTGTGAATGGACTTGCACTCAATATGCCGGAACAGTGCATTAAAAGCAGACCGCGATATTTCACGACGGTCTTGAAGGTCAAAATAGCTTTCGTCATTTTGGATGTATGCAAATCGCTCATACCACTGCGCCTTTTCTGTGCGGCCCAACTCTTTACGTTCGACTTCGGCGATGACCGCCGACGCTGCGTCAGGAAACGCCTCGGTCGGCGACAGCTTGGACAATGCGCCTTCAAGACGTTGGGCTAACAGATCATCTCTTATGCCTTGTGATCGCCTAGGGCCGCCGTGAGCAGCCACCCAATCAAGGTAGCGGCTACTATTCCAGTCTCCACAATGCCCGTGAAAACAACTGTAAGACCGGCTAACAGGGTGATACCGGCCCATAACATTGCCATCTGTATGTTCTGCATGATTCGGGCATACAACCCCAACCCATCCTTCTGCATTGATTTGCTCCATGACTTGACCGTTGGTGTTTAGCCATTCCAACACATCGTCCGACCCAACGTCGGTTAATTTGATATTGACGCGCACTGTAGTGTCTACTTCGCCCGGCACAACGTCAAACGCTTCGCAAATCTGCGCCAGCGAGAACTCGCGTTCAGGATGAAACTCAATCAGATTAGCGGCAAAATTGTCGCGTCCCGGCTTGAGATTGATCGAATTAGGAACGCGGAAGTTGCGCACAGGATTGATTGCGCCGGGGTCGGTGTAGCCTGCCGCTGCAATCGCCTTGATCGCTGCGGCAAACTCGTTCTTGAGTGGCTGATCGTCTAATGCGAAAGTATAACCCCATTGATAATTGTCGGGACTTGTTTCGATGATCCATGTTGGCTGAAGCGACGGTTCCTTAGACTTTGTGCCTACGTCGTCCAGCACAAGGAACGCGACACGCTCGCAATAAGACGCAGCGGCGGACACTTTACCATCTTTGAACCGGTCGAGAATAAAGCACCCCGTGTTGCAGTACCATGCCGCAGGCGGCATAGGGCGCCATTTTTCGGGCAAGTATGCTGGCCATGTGTATTTGGGGCTCCCATCGTTGTGAAGCTCGCCAGCAGGCTTTTGTTTAACGAGAAGGATAGTTTCGCCTTCGGGTGCAATACCCCGCAGATACGATATAAAATCCATGACTTATTTCCCATAACGAGACATAATAGAAACTTCGGCGTCTAATGGCAAACCTTTTGCCCAAGCGGGCGGCGTTCGC